GGCCACGCAGGACGTCGATCTGCTGCTGCAGACCTACACCGAGGCGCAACTCGCCACGGTCAAACTGGAGGCCCGCATCGACCGGGCGCACAAGCTGCTGTACGTCCACCTTCCCGACCGCACGCTGGTCTACGACCACGCGGCCAGCCAGGCGCTGCAGATGCGCGTCTGGTTCACCCTCACGGGCGGCGTTGCGGGCTTCGAGCAGTACCCGGCGCGCAATCTGGTGTGGGCCTATGACAAGTGGATCGTGGGCTCGCCTGCGCTCCAGCCCCAGACCGGCCTGCTGCTGACCGAAGGCGGCGATCTGCTGGAAACCGAGACGGCGGGCGATCTGCTGGACGCAGACGAGGGAGCCTACGGGGTGGTTGGCTACCTCGACCGCAAGATCAGCAGCCAGTGGGGCGAGAAGGCGCGCTGGGAGTTCGTGACGCCCATCGTCTACAACGAGTCCAAGGGCGCGATCTTCCATGAACTCGAACTCGTGGCTCTGCCGGGGCGCGTGACCATCGGATCGAATCCGACCATCTCGACCTCGTACTCCACCGATGGCCTGTCTTGGAGTCAGGATCGGTTCATTGGGGCCGGTAAGACGGGCGACACGCGCAAGCGCCTTGTGTGGTTCCAGCAGGGCAACATGGAGAGCATCCGCATGCAGCGCTTCCGGGGCGACTCTGACGCGCACATCTCGTTCCTGCGGCTGGAGGCGCGGCTGGAGCCGCTGAACGTCTGATGCCGACCCAGACGCCTCCGCTGCGCCTGACGCGAGATCAACTCGCCACGTTCCTGACGGATCAGAAGCAGATTCGTGCCTTTGAGAACCTGTTCTCCATCGTGGAGGACATCGCGCCTGATGTCGTGCAGCAGGTGCTGCTCGCAGCCGGTAGCGCTCAGGCAGCGGCCACAGCCGCGCAGGGCCAGGTGCAGAGCGCCGAGCAGGCGCTGGGCACGATGCTCGCGGCGTGCGAGGCCAAGGCCACGCTGGCGCTGCAGCAGGTGCTCGCGCTCAAGCACATCGCGGACTTCGTGGAGACTGCGCCGCCCCCGCGCGAGTTCAAGCGCAGCCGCTACGGGTCGTTCTACAGCACCGCCACGCAGACGGCGACCGTCATCAACACGGCCAAAGAAATCACGTTCAACACGACTGATCTGTCTCGCGGCGTGTACATCGGTACACCGACCTCGCGCGTGTACGTGGACACCGAGGGCATCTACAACTTCCAGACCAGCATCCAGCTTGACTCGACCGTCTCGACGGATCAGGAGTTCTACCTGTGGTTTAGGAAGAACGGCGCGGATGTCACGAACTCCGCGAGCCAGGTGCGCATCAAGGGCAACAATGCCGAGGTGTTCTTGGCCCTGAATTTTTTCTTCAACCTCAAGGCCGGGGATTACGTCGAACTCGTGTTCAGCGTGACTGACCTCGGCGTGCAACTGCTGGCATCTGGGGCTGTCGCTCCGCATCCGGGCATCCCGTCCGTCATCCTGACCGTATCCAACAACATCGGGGGCATTGAATCATGACCGTAACCGTAGCAGTGCTCGTGCCCCCTAAGCAGATGGAGGCCGTGCAGACCACGCAGTACACCGCCACGAACGTGCGGGCCATCATCGACAAGGCGACCGTCACCAACACGGACACGGTGGCGCGCACGTTCTCGGTGAACATCGTCACGAGCGGCGGGTCTGCCGGGAATGCCAACTTGGTGATCGACACCCGCACCGTGCAGCCCGACGAGACGTACCTGTGCCCCGAACTTGTGGGCCATGTGCTCGCGCCGGGTGGGTTCATCTCGACCATCGCCAGCAATGCCACGGCGCTCACGCTGCGGGTGTCTGGACGCGAGATCACTTGAGGGGTATGATGGCATCCGCTGAGTCCATCGGCCGCCAGCAGCCACCGGGAGGTGCCATGCTGCGTGAGAATCTTGAGCAAGTGTTCCGGCTCCCGCCAGCGGCGGTTGAGTGGCTGCTCGCGCTGTACGACTGCATCCAGGTGCTCGACGACGTTGCCGATGGCGACAAGGTGGAGCGAGACAGTCTGGACGAGGCGATCTGGAATCTGCTGTTCGCGCTTCCGGCCTCGCCGTTCTTCCAGCAGCACAGCGCCGTTTTGCTGCCCCTGCTCTCGCAGGCAATCCTCAAGTGGCAGGCGTCTGACGCTGCCGAGCGGGCCGGGAATCCGAGCGCGATGGCGTTCGCTTGGCGTGCCGGGTACTACGACATCGTGCTCTCGGTGGTCTGCATCTGCCACGGGGCTGCGGCTGCGGTGAAGGCCGCACCGTTCGTCATGGGGCTGTACGGCGAGAAGTTCGACGCCTACATGAACAAATTTGAAGGAGGCAGCGATGCCTGATCCAGTAACCGGGCTCGTCGTCGGCGGGTCATCTTTGGCCAGCAGTGCCCTGCAATCCCGCGCTGCGGGCAAAGCCGCAGGCCAGCAGGCCGACGCCGCACAGGCCGGCATTGAGGAGCAGCGCCGTCAGTTCGAGGAGATGCAGAAGCTCCTCGCGCCTTACGTCCAGGCCGGCCAGCCCGCGCTACAGGCGCAGCAGGCAATGCTCGGCCTCGGGGGCGCAGAGGCGCAGCAGCAGGCCATCGCGGGAGTCGAGCAGAGCCCCCTCCTGCAGTCGCTCATGCGCCAAGGCGAGGAGGCCATGCTGCAGAACGCATCGGCTACTGGCGGCCTGCGAGGCGGGAACCTGCAGGGCGCGCTGGCTCAGTTCCGGCCGCAGATGCTGCAGGAGGCGCTCGACCAGCAGTACGCGCGCCTCGGCGGGCTCACGGCGCTTGGGCAGCAGTCTGCTGCGGGCGTGGGCGCGGCTGGTATGCAGACGGGCCAGCAGATCGCCGGCCTCCTCGGTCAGCAAGGCGCAGCCCGCGCAGGCGGCACGCTTGGCCGTGCGGCACCGTTCGCTAACCTGCTCCAGATGCCAGCTCAGATGTACGGTATGGGTGTGGGCAGCGGGAAGATTCCGTTCCCGTCGTTTGGGGGTGCTCCGAGTGGCTACGGCGGCGGGCTGCCCTCGGGGATGATCCCGAGCGGCGTGCCGATGTAAGGAGGCTGACACATGGCACTTGGCCCGATCAACTACCAGATGCAGGTCGCCACGCCGTTTGAGAGCGTGCTGCAGGGGATGACTGCTGGCGCGAAGATGGCTGACATCGAGGCGGCGCGGATGCAGCGGCTGGCTCAGACCGAGGCGGCGCGGCAAGCGGCAGTGCAGGCTCAGGCGAAGTTCGACCGTGAGCAGGCGTTCGAGACGGCCAAGCAAGCCTACTTCGCCAACCCTGCCCGCACCGGAGCGGACTTCGACCGGCTGCTGGCCCAGGCCCCTGACAAGCAGGCGTTGGACGCGCTCAAGGCTGCCGGCGAAAGCGCGGGCGCGGAGCGGATCGGCAACGCGAAGCGGTTCTACGGGCAACTGTTGTCTGCCATCGAGGTCGATCCGAACATCGCTAAGCAGATCGTGGATGAGCGCATCGCGGGCGAGCAGGACCCGAACAGCAAGCGCGGCATGGAGGTCATCCGCAAGGCGCTGGACATCAGCCCGGAATTTGCGCTTGAGCAAGTTGAATTGCTCGGCGGTGCTGGGCTGGGGAAGGAGTGGATCGACTCGGTGGCTGAGGTGCGTAAGGCGCGGCAGGCGAGGAAACTCGCTCCCCTTGAGGAAGCCATCAAGCGCGCCCAGGCCGGCAAAGAGGGATTCAAGGCCACCAAGTCAGGCTACGAGGCCGGCATCAAGTACCTTGAGCTGCAGTATGCGCCGGGGAAACTGGCCGATGAGGTTGCCAAGCGTGCGGCCGATCTGAAGCTGACCGGAGCGCAGACCCAGCAAGCTGTCGCCGCCGCAAACGCCTCGGCCGCAGCCGCTCGGAAGTCAGGCGCAGAGGCAGAGGCTGCGCAGGCCGCAGCAAAGCAAGCGACGGCCGGCATCATCCCCGCCGACAAGCGCCCCGAGGCCGAGTCCAAGCTGCGCAAGGAATACAACGACAACACGAAGGGGTTTACCGAGGTGCGTTCGGCATTCGACCGCGTGAACGCCTCGCAAGACAACGCCGTGGGCGATCTGTCGCTTATCTTCGGTTACATGAAGATGCTGGACCCCGGAAGCGTGGTGCGCGAAGGCGAATTCGCCACGGCACAGAACGCGGCCGGCGTGCCTGATCGCGTGCTGAACCTCTACAACCGGGTTCTGAGCGGCGAGCGCCTGAACAAGTCGCAGCGCGAGGCGTTCAAGGGCCAGGCTGGCCAACTGATGACCGCAGCCCAGAAGCAAGAGCAGATCGTCCGCGATGGCATCACGCGCATAGCTGGCGGCATGGGGCTGAATACGTCGAACATTTTCTATGAGGCGGCGATTCCGGCGCAGGGCGCAGCCATCCCTGGTGCCCCTGTGCAACCGGGTCAGAATCCACCTGCTGGCCCTCGGCCGGCACCGCCTGCCCCCCCCTACGGCGGCCTGTCCAATGACGAAATCCTGCGCCGGCTGGCGATGCCGCCCGGGAGCCGCTGATGGACTTCGAACTGCTCCTCGAGGCCGAGCGGCGCGGAATCCTGCCGCCTGACAGGGCCGCGCTGCTTGCCGAGGCGCGTCGGCGTGGGCTCGTTCCGCAGGCTGCTGGTGCTGCGCCTGCCGCCCCAGCCGTACCGGAGCAGCCATACACCGCACCGGCCGCCGTGCGTCCTGTCGAAACCGGCCCAGCTCCTTCGCTCGGGCAGCGCATCGTCGGGGCTGGGGAAGCCGCACTCACCGCGCTCACGGGCGCGACGGGTGGTGCTGCTGGCCTGATCGGCGGCACCGTTGGCGGGCTCGCAGGGTCGATCCTGTCGGGCCAGTTCGGCACGCCAGAGGCCGCGCAGGAAGTCGAGCGCGCTGCGATTGAGCAGGCGCAGCGGTTCACGTATCAGCCGCGTACTCGAGCGGGCCGCGAGGCCACCGAGGCGATGGGCGAGTTCGTCCAGCAGGTTGCACCACCCGTGCTGCCGAACATTGCCGCGCCGGGAATGGCCGTGCAGGCCGTGGGGCAGCAGGTTCCGTTGGCGGCGGCTACGGCTAGGCGTGCCGGTGCGGCGGCGGCTCCCGCTGCTCAGGCTGCTGTGCAGGCTCCTGTGCGTGCCGCTCGAGCGGCTGGCAGGGCTGTGGGGCTGCTGCCGCCTGACGAGGGTTCGCTTGCCGCTGGATCGCAGACCAGCGCGGCCATGCAGCGCGGGGCGATGGGGGCGTCTGGTGCTACGGTGGGCGGCGAGCGCCAGACTGTGGCCTCAACCATGCCGGTGCCGTTTGAGGGCCGCGCCGGCCTGACCGCTGGGCAGGCATCTCGAGATTTCGCGCAGCTGCAGTTTGAACGCGAATCGGCCAAAATTCCAGACCTGGGCCAGCCCTTGCGCGAGCGCATGGAAAACCAGACTGCGGTGATGATCCAGAACTTCGATGCTCTGATTGATCTGCCTCAGCGCCTGAACACTGACCCGCGCTCAATGGGCATGGCGGTGGATCGTGCACTGGTCAACCGCGTCGAGGTGCAGCGCAACCGCATCCGAGACCTGTATCAGCAGGCGCGCGAGGCCGGGGCTATGGAATCGCCGGTCGAGATGGCCCCGCTGCTCGCCAGCGTGAACGATCTAGCGCGATTTGAGGGTCTGGTGCCAGGCGTGCGCACGATCCGCAACGAGGCCGTGCGACTCGGCGCTCTGGTGCCTGATGCTGACGGGAATCTGACACCCGGTGTTGTCACGCTTGACAACGCCGAACTGTTGCGCCAGTTCGTGAACGAGGCCACCGACTGGACGAACCGCCGCGAGGCACTGGTCGGCACGCGCATCAAGAACTCCATCGACGCGGCCACAGATGGCGCTGGCGGCGAGGCGTACCGCAGGGCACGCCGGGCCAGAGCACAGTTTGCGGAGGAGTTTGAGAATGTCGGCCTGACATCAAAGCTGCTCGGCACGAAGCGCGGCACCGATGATCGTCAGGTGGCATTCGCAGACGTTTTCGACAAGGTGATCGTCC